AGGGTCAAATAGCGATAGACCCAATTAATGGAATATTGTTTTATAGAAACGATGCAAATACATTAATAAATACAACACTTCATTGGTCTCAATATGATGCCTCAACATCTTCTAACGCAGATGATATTTTATTAGAAGCAAATTTAACTGTAGATGGAAATCTAATAATTAATGGAACTCAAACTTCTGTTGAATCAACTACAGTTTATATACAGGATCCAATATTTACCCTTGGAGGAAACACTGCTCCAGCATCTGATGATAACAAAGATAGAGGAATAGAATTCAGATGGCATAACGGAAGTTCGCCAAAGTTAGGTTTTTTTGGATTTGATGATTCAATTGGAAAATTTACTTTTATACCCGATGCAACAAATACTGGTGAAGTTTATTCAGGAACAACTGGTGAACTAGTAGCAAAAGTTGATTGGTCAAATATTATTAACAAAGATACATTTGTTAATTCTTTAACTGGAACAGCAAATGAGATAGATGTAACATCAAATACAGGCAACGTTACAATAAGCCTTCCAGCAACAATTAATGCAAACACAACCGGAACTGCAGCAGCATTAACAAATGCAAGAACAATAGAATTATCTGGAGATGTAACTGGATCTGTTTCTTTCAATGGCTCTGCAAATGTTAACATCGCAACAACAATTGCAGCTAATTCTGTAGCACTAGGAACCGATACTACTGGCGACTATGTTTCCTCACTCGTTGCTGGAACTGGAATTTCTTTATCTAATAATTCTGGCGAATCTTCGACTCCAACTATCTCAATAGGTCAACCAGTCGCCACAACAAATTCTGTAACCTTTGCAAATGTTACAGTAACATCAAATACTTCAACTAGTACTTTGTTTGTTGATAATATTGAAATAGATCCAACTGGAGCAACTGGCGATCAAGTTCTTAAATTTAACGGAACAAAATTTATTCCAGGAATAGCTAGCACAGTTGCATCGTTAGACGATCTAACAGACGTAGTAATAAATACTGCAGTAAATAATCAAGTATTGAAATATAATGGTTCTGCTTGGATCAATGCTGCCGCACCAGCAGGTGGTGGAGTCGGCATAACTTATTCTTCAAATATTGGAGATGGATCCAGTAATACTTATACAATAACTCATGGTTTAAATACCAGAGATATAACAGTAATAACAAGAAACACCGCCTCACCATATGAAGTTATAAACGCTAGATGGGAAGCAGCAACTGCTAACACTGCTGTAATAGATTTTTCTTCTGCAATAGATGTTGACTCAGTAAGAGCTTCTGTATTTGCTGCTGTTTCAGGAGAGGGATATGAACCAGTTCCTGGTCCAGCAATGGTCTCTTTAAACGATGCTGGTGATGTCACTATAAGCAGCGCTGCATCGGGAGAATTTCTTAAGTGGAACGGTACAGCATGGGTTAATGATGCTATTGATCTTGGTACCGATACAACAGGTAATTATGTTCAATCATTGGTTGCCGGTACGGGTATTACCCTCACTAACGGAACTGCTTCTGAGGGTGGTACTCCTACTATTTCGGTTACCGCTAGCACTTATCAACCACTGGATTCAGAATTAACAGCTCTTGCGGGCTTAACGAGTGCCGCAGATAAACTGCCATACTTTACAGGTTCAGGAACCGCATCCTTAACAGATATAACTAGTGCCGCAAGAAGCATCCTTGATGATACAACAACTGGCGATATTCGCACAACACTTGGTGTTGGCACTTCTGATTCTCCAGTATTTGCTGGCGCAACTATTGACGCTATTCAAGTTGGAATAACATCAGCAAATGAAATAGATACCGTTTCTGGAAATCTTACAATTGATTCTACTGGCGGCACAGTAACCATTGATGATCATTTGGTTATTACAGGAAATGTAACTGTTGAAACTAATTTAGTTGTAACGGGAAACATAACCATCAATGGCAATACAACAACTCTTAATACAGAAACTATAACAGTCGAAGATAAAACCATTGAACTTGGATCTACTGGCTCACCAAGCAATACAACTGCCAATGGAGCAGGAATTGTAGTGCCAGATGGTGGATCAAATAAATCTTTTACATGGTCAAGTTCAAGTTTAGCTTGGTCTTCTTCTGAAGATTTAAATTTAGTTTCAGGAAAAGTATTAAAGATAGATGGAACACAAGTTCTTTCTGCAACAAACTATACAGGACAAGCTGCAACTGTTGCAGCAAACTCTGTTACAGCATCTGTCCTACAGGAAGGTCCACCTAGAGCTGGTTTTAGATCGCAACTTAATGCTCAAACTGGAACTAGCTACACATTAGTATTGAGTGATTTAGCAAAATTAGTTACCATGGACAATGGTTCAACAATGACGTTAACCGTTCCAGCAAATGCAAACGTTTCTTTTCAAGTTGGAGATAGAATTGATATCTTAAGAAAAGGTGCCGGAGAACTAACATTAAACCCTGGTGATGGAGTGTCTATAAATGGAACCCCTGGACTAAAGTTGCGTGCACAATGGTCAGCTGCTACACTAGTTAAACTTGATACTGATACATGGGTGGCTTTAGGCGACCTTAAGGCTTAATTATGACTATCCCATTGGGAAACTCAGGTGGAATTAAAAAGACCCAAAAACCCGTAATAGCTTTACGGAACCACTCAGTCTAACGCAAACACTGCGATAACTAATGCCGGACTTGTTGTTGGTACGGTTAGCACACAGGCAACACAAGATACGGGCTATGCAGATAAAGTTATTATTGCAGTAGATGATGCTAGCGTTATTCCTTTAGGAACTGTAATTAATTACACTGTTGGCGCATTCTCTCCACCAACATTCTTTGGTCCTCCAGGATTCTTTAGTCCTCCAGCTTTCTTTTCACCACCTGCATTCTTTGTTCCTGGTTGCACAAGCTGTAGAGGATCATTAAACTACACAGAAATTGTAGCTTTTAATTGCGTAGATGGATGCAGGTATCAAACTACAAGGTATTATTGGAACACTCCACTTTGCAATCCAGATCCATGCTCCCCATGCACGTGCAATGCATATGACGATGTTACAGAACTCTCATGTTGCAGCTGCTTTGGTTGCTACCCAGCTGGTCCAGCGTTCTTTGCTCCTCCAGCGTTCTTCTCGCCTCCAGGATTCTTTAGTCCTCCAGCATTCTTTGCACCTCCTTCCTTTAAATAATTAATATTGTAAGAATGACTTTAAATACAATTTTTGTGATATAATAAAAAATCAAAGATTTTAATAGGAGAAATAAATGCTACAAAATCCAGAAGATAAAGCAATCTTTGCAGTTATTGTTGATGGCGAAGTTGCTTTTAATTGGGGCGTTCCAAAAGAAATTGAAATGATGTACGCCGCACTTACATCTGATCCAAAAATCGTAGAAATTCCAGAAGAATTGATGGGATCAGTAAATCAAGGTTGGACATATGATGAAGATGGATTTCACCCTCCAGCCTAAATATGAACGCATGGCAGGAATATAAAAAGAAGCTTGGAACCACAAGACCTTGGGATATATTAAGTCCTAATGTTGAAAAAGTTTCAGAAGAAGAAGCTGAGTCAAGACTAAATACATGTATTAACTGCGATAGGCTTATTCAGCTAACAAAACAATGTAAAGAATGCGGCTGTATTATGGCAGTAAAAGTTAAACTAAAAAATGCTACTTGCCCATTAAATAAATGGTAAGATAGTTACTATAAACAAAGATTTTAATATTTTAAATATTCTAGATTAAGGAGCTACTGTGGCTTTTAGCGGTTCTATTTTTGGCGTAAATAATACTCTTCTCTTGAAGAGATCTGATGAAGCAAATAACGCACCAAGTAGCCTTACTCTTGGTGAACTTGCAATCAACGTAGCTGATGGAAAATTATTCTATAAGAACAGTACAGCTAATGCAATAATCCGGAGTTAATTTAATATCCAACGTTGTTGGCACCGCAAATCAAGTTACCGTAACAGCTAATGCCACAACTGGCGTTTATGCTCTATCTTTGCCTTCGACTGTCAATGTCTCTGCAATCGAAGCAACAACACTAACTGTTGATGGTATTGAAATTGATCCAACTGGTGCGACAACAAACCAGGTATTAAAGTTTAATGGTACTAAATTTGTCCCTGATGCAGACACTGGTTTAGCTGGAACAGTATATACAACAACAATTGGAAATGGATCAGACTCCACATTTACTCTTACTCACTCTTTGGGCACAAGAGATGTTGTAGTTGTTGCACGAAATGCAGCAAGCCCATATGAAGTAATTGATGTTCGTTGGGAAGCCACAACAACTGGAACAGTTACTCTTGATTTCTCAGCACCACCATCTTCAAGCTCAGTTAGAGTTGGTGTTTATGCAGCAGTAGCTGGTTCAACAATAACAATTGGTTCAATTGATGATCTTGGCGACGTTACCCTCTCAAATGCAGCTAACGGAGACTTCCTCCGTTATAACGGTTCAGCTTGGATCAACGATGCAGTAAATCTTTCAACAGATACTATTGGCGACTACTTGGCTAACGTAACCGCAGGCACAGGCATAACAATTACTAATGCTGGTGGAGAAGGTTCAAATCCAACAATTGCAGTAACAGCAAATACATATGACGCTTATGGTGCAGCTTCATCTGCCCAATCCAACGCGCAAACTTTTGCTACAAACTTAGTTGCAAACGTAGCTACTTCATTTGAAGTTGCAGGCGATTCTGGCACTAGCAAGACAATTACTTCTGGCTCAGATACTCTTAGTATCTTGGGTGGTACAGGCTTAACATCTGTAACTTCAAATACGGATACTGTTACAATGAATCTTGATAACACCGCCGTAACAGCTGGATCTTATGGCAATGCGAGCACGGTTGCAACTTTAACGGTTGATGCACAGGGTCGCTTAACAGCAGCTGGTAATTCTTCAATATCAATAACAGCGTCACAGATTAGTGATAAGGGATCAAACTTAGTAACTGGTTTGACTGGAACTGCAAACGAAATTGCCGTGTCCAATTCTGGCGTTGGAGCTGTAACGCTCAGCCTTCCAGCTAACGTAACAATATCGAATAACCTTACTGTTACTGGCAACCTTACAGTTAATGGAAATGTTACAACTCTTAATACTGAAACTTTAGCTATTGAAGATAATATTGTACTTCTTAATAGCAATGTCATAGGAACTCCATCGGCAAATGCTGGACTTGAAATTGAGCGTGGTGATTCCGATAATGTCCAAATTCGCTGGAATGAGTCCGCTGATAAGTGGCAATTCACCAATGACGGAACTACGTACGTAAACATTGCTAGTAACTCAGATGTTGCAAATGTGGCAACTTCTTTTACTGTTGCTGGTGACGGTGGATCAAGCCAAACGATTACATCGGGTACTGACACTCTAACAATTTCTGGTGGTACTGGTTTAACATCAGTGGCTGGTGCAACTGACACCATTACATTGAACCTTGACAATACTGCGGTTACAGCTGGTTCATACGGTAGTGCAAATACTATTCCAAACTATACAGTTGATGCGCAGGGTCGTTTAACCGCCGCTGCAAACACTGCAATTAGCATTCCTGCTAGCCAAGTTTCAGATTTCCAAGCCAATGTTAGAGCACAAATAAGCGTTTCTGGAGACCTTGCTTATAATTCAAGCACTGGTGTCATTAGTTTTACCAATGATGCTGGAGATATTGAATCTGTTACAGCTGGAGTCGGCCTTAGTGGTGGCGGCACCTCTGGTGGGGTAACTTTAGACCTTGCTAATACTGCTGTTACTGCAGGTAATTATGGTGCAGCAAACTCCGTAGCAACTTTCACGGTCGATGCTCAAGGTAGATTAACCGCCGCTGCAAATACAACTATATCTATTGCCGCCTCACAAATCAGTGACCTTTCTTCAAATGCCGTAACATCTTTGACTGGCACTGCAAATGAAGTTGAAGTTTCAGCTTCTGCTGGTGCAATTACAATTGGCCTTCCTTCAAACGTAACGATTGGTCAAGATCTTACTGTAACTGGAAACTTGACGGTTTCAGGAAATGTTACAACTTTAAATACTGAAACTCTTTTAATCGAAGATAATATTATAGTACTTAACTCAAATGTTACAGGAACCCCATCAGCAAATGCTGGTGTAGAGGTTGAGCGTGGCGATTCTGATAATGTCCAAATCCGTTGGAACGAATCAACTGACAAGTGGCAGTTTACTAACGACGGAACGAACTATGTTAATATCGCCAGCAACTCAGACGTTGCCAACGTTGCAACATCTTTCACGGTCGCTGGAGACAGTGGTTCAAGTCAGACCATCAGTTCAGGTACCGATACTTTAACAATATCGGGTGGCACTGGCCTAAGCTCAGTAGCTGGCGCAACTGACACTATAACTTTAAACCTCGACAATACGGCTGTAACAGCTGGGGGCTATGGTTTAGCTAATACAGTGGCTACGTTCACTGTAGACGCTCAGGGACGCCTTACAGCGGCTTCTAACGCGGCTATTAGCATTACTGCTAGCCAAGTGTCAGACTTTGGTTCAGTGGCCATTGTAAAGGCTGATATAAACGCTAAGGGTGATTTAATAGTAGGCAGTGCTGACAATACACCAGCAATACTTTCTGTTGGCACAAATGGCTACTTCCTAAAGGCCAACTCTTCGGCAGCTACTGGCGTTGAATGGGCTTCAATACCAACAATTAATAATATTGATGATATTGGCGATGTGGCTGTAGGCGGAGCTGCTTCTGGAGACTTCCTCAAATATAACGGATCCGCTTGGGTTAATGACGCCATTAACCTTGGAACTGATACCGTTGGCGACTACGTTGCTACAATAACCGGCGGAACAGGTGTTACTTCTACTGCTGCAACATCGGGAGAAGGAACAACTCACAGTCTCTCGATTGGTCAAGATGTCGCTACAACAGCTTCAGTAACGTTTGGTAACGTGGCAACGGGTGCAATAACACTTGATTCTGGAACTGGTGAACTCAATACTTCAACTCAGCTTGTAAGCGTCAACACAATTACAACGGTTGATAGCTTTGCAAAAGCAACCTATAGATCAGCTAAGTATCTTGTGCAAGTAACTCAGGGTAGCAAGTACACGACCTCTGAAGTTCTTTTGGCACATGACGGAACTGATTCTTATATGTCAGAGTATGCAGTTATTGAACTTGGAGCTTCAAGAATACCAATTACTGTTTCAACTTCAATTTCTGGATCAAATGTATTGTTAAGAGTTACGATTACAGACGCAGCATCAACAAATGCTACTGTAAAAGTTGCAAGAACATTGATAGCGGTGTAAAATATTTAGCAAGTTTTAAAACTTAATAATAAGTTTAAAACTAGAGGGATAGTGAACTTTAGTGGCAGACAAAGATTTTGTAATCAAGAATGGCTTAGTCGTTGGCGATACCGCCACGATCAATGGCGTACAAATCGATCCGTCTGGTGCTACCTCTGGTCAATTTTTAAAATTTGATGGATCTAAATTTGTTCCAGGAACTTCATCTGATTCTGGACAAAGCATCTCCTATGAAGAGACTGTTGGTAACAACAGTGCCACATCTTTTATTATTACACATAATCTAGGAACTAAAGATTTAAATGTAATAGTCAGACAAAGTGATGCTCCTTACGATGTTGTAGATGTTCGCTGGGAAGCAACAACGCCAAATACTGTAACGCTAGATTTTAGTTCCGCACCAAATACTGATTCAAAAAGAGTAATAATAAAAGGACCAGGTACTAAAGAATTTTATTCACAAACTATTGGAGATGGATCTAATACATCTATAACCATTACTCATAATCTGGGTTCTAGAAATATAGTTCCAGTATTAAGAAATGTCAATTCTCCATATGAATCCGTTCAAGTTTTAGCTCAAGCAACAACTGTAGATTCGGTTACTTTTGATTTTTCTTCAGCACCAGATTCTTCTTCGCTTTTAGCTTCTGTTTATTTATTAGACATAGATAACTCTAGCACTTTCACAATTGGAGATGGATCAACTACAGAGTTTACCGTTACACACAATTTAAATACTAGAGATATTGGCGTAACCTGCAGATCAACAGGTAGTCCGTACGATTTTATTTCTGTTAGATGGGAAGCTTTAACTGTTGATACAGCTAAAGTAATTTTTTCATCAGCTCCAGCAACAAACTCTAGAAAAATAGGCGTCTATAAATCTGTAGGTGGAAGTAAAGATTTTAATGCAGAGTTTAATCTAATAGACGGAGATGTTACTCCAGCTCTTGATAACTTTTATACTTTAGGAACTAGTGCATTACGCTGGAAGAGTATTTCTATTGGTGGCGGAACGCTATACATTACAGACTCTGTTAACAATAACCAAGTTGCAGTAACCGTTTCTAACGGTGTATTTAATATTGACGGTATTGCTCAAGCACAATTGCCAAATGTTAAGGTAACTAATTTAACATTTAATGACAATACCGTTCAGACAACTGCAGCTCGTAGCATACCAAATGGTGGTTCTACTGGGCAAGTTCTTGTAAAGACTAATGAAACAGATTACAATGTTCAATGGTCAAATGTTCCCGCAGCAACAAATGGCATTCCAGTTGGTGGAGTAACTAATCAACTACTTGCAAAATCATCAGATACTAACTATGACGTGCAGTGGATAAATGAAGCACCCGCCGCATCGTACACGAGTCAAGTAAAGCACTTGGTAAAAAATGATGACAGCGTCACTTTAACTAAGGGCATGGTTGTCTATACAAGCGGTGCAAACGGAAATAATATTTTAGTAAAAAGAGCAATAGCAACAAGTGAAATTACATCCTCCCAAGTTCTTGGATTTGTTGAAGCAAATATTGCAGTAAACGCAACTGGCTATGTTGTAAATAATGGTTTAATTTCAAACATTGATACAAACTCCGCAAGTGCTGCTGGTGATCCAGTATGGCTTTCGCCTACTACTTCTGGTGGTGTTGTTTACGGTTTAGTAAATAAACCAGATGCTCCAAATCATCTTGTTTATCTTGGTGTTGTTAATAGAAAAAATGCAAACACAGGTGCAATATTTGTTCATATTAGCAATGGTTGGGAGCTGGATGAAATACATAACGTATCAGCTGCAACGCCTAATAGCGGTGACTTCCTCAAGTATAATGGTTCAGTTTGGGTTAATGATGCAATTAATTTAGGAACTGATACAGTGGGTGATTATGTATCGTCTTTAGTAGCTGGAACTGGAATCACACTTGCTAATAATTCTGGAGAAGGTGCTACTCCAACAATTACGGTTAACACATCTGTAATAGCTGCTTTAGATTCACCAACTCTTACTGGAACCCCATTAGCTCCAACAGCGGCTAATACAACTAATAATACACAAATTGCAACAACAGCATATGTAAAAACTGTAGTCAATGATTTAATAAATTCAGCACCTTCAACACTCGATACTCTTGGTGAAATTGCAACCTCACTTGCAAACAACGCTTCCTTGTCATCTTCTCTAACATCATCGATTGCTTTAAAAGCACCACTTGCAGACCCTACTTTCACGGGCACCGTAACACTCCCAGCAAACACTTCTATTGGCAACGTTACATCAACAGAAATTGGCTATGTAGATGGCGTTACTTCGGCAATTCAAACACAATTAAACACAAAAGCTTCAACAGGAAAAGCCATTGCAATGGCAATAGTATTCGGAGGATAAAATGGCAGCGCCAAATATAGTTAATGTTACAACAATCACTGGTAAGACAGCAGTTCTTGCTGTCACGACTACAGCTACGGCAATTGTCACTAACTCTGGTTCTTCTGGTAAGGTATTTAAAGTTAATGCTCTTTATATTTCGAATATTGACGGAGTAAACGCAGCTGACGTCAATGTTGATATATTTAGATCTTCTGTAGCTTATAGAATTGCGCAAACAATTTCTGTTCCAGCAGACGCAACTTTAGATATTATTTCAAAGTCTCTTTATCTAGAAGAGGGTGACGCGTTACGCATCACAGCAAGCGCTAACTCTGACTTAGAGGCAGTATGTAGTTATGAGGAAATTTCGTAATATGGCTAAGAGAAACGCAGGTCTGATCGGAGGAAAGAAGGTTGTAACACCTTATTCCCCTTCTGGCATATGGACTCTCCAAGACGCACAGCAAGAAAAAGGAGCGGCTAACTGGAATACTCCTGACGGATCTACTGAAATTTTAGCAGCAAGAAGCGCTTACTACCTAAAAACAGTAATAGGTCAAAATACAAATGGTTATTACTGGATAAAACCCACAGGTGCTTCTTATGCTAGACAAGTTTGGTGTGATATGACGACTAGCGGTGGTGGGTGGATGCTCATGTCATATTGTGGAGCAGCGCATACCAGTGGCACTCATGTCAAAGATGCATACACAGGTTCAGCCTTTAATGCCTCTTCTTCAACTCTGTCAGCTTCAAATGGTACATCAGGGACAGCAGCTAATTTAGGCCAAGAGTTTATCAATTTTTGTGTTGTAGCAGGAAGAGGAAGAGGTGTAGCCTCTTTTAGAATGGCAGGCACAACAAATTATTATTTTATAGTAAACAGTACAGCCTCTTGGCTACCCTTGATAGATCGTAGCACGTCGCAACCAAGCGCAGGAGCAATAACATTTAATACCACAAACAGAGCAAGGGCAGGTAATGACTGGCTAAAGACTACTTACACAGGATACTCTGCAGATTCAGCAAACTATAACACAGGCACACTAAGTTCTCCCTCAGTCATGGGATTAGATGGATGGAATACATTTCCAGGTAACTTCAACGGTCTTGGAGCCAACTGGGGTTATTCTATAAGTCAGTACTACCAAACGGACGGCATTACAGAAGCAAACTATTCAACATGGCCTTCAAGCCATCACTCTGGATGGAGTTCATCAGGTTATTTTTGGTTAAAGATAGGTAGTGAATAAAAATATAACTTCTTATTATTAAAATAGACATTGAACTTGACAACTGATTATATATACGCTAATATTTTTATATGCCTGTAGAAGAACAACCAATAAATATAACAATACCTAAAGAAAAGCTCCAAGAATGGAACGTATTCTTTGCCCTTCCTTGTTACGATTCGCACGTAACTGAACCTTTTATGATGAGCTTTTTACAAGCTTGTCTATTCTTTAAAGAAATAGGCTTAAAGTATTCAGTTTGCACGATATCAGATTCTTTGATTAATCGCGCAAGAAACAATCTTGTTGCCAAGTTCATGGGTAATCCAGATTTTACTCACATGGTATTTATCGACGTAGATCTTCAATTTGATAAGGAAGCTATTCTAAAGCTTCTTTGGCACGAAAAAGATGTCATGACTGCATCATATCCAATTAAGGAAATCAATTGGGACAAGGTAAAAGAAGGTGCTATGGCAGAAGTTGCAGCACCTGATCTTATGGAATATGCAACTAGATATGTTGTTCACATGACTAAGCCTGGCGAAACTCAATTAAATATTGATAATGGTGCAGTTGAATGCTATGAAGCTGGTACTGGATTCATGCTAATTAAGCGCCAAGTCTTTGATAAGATGTTTAAAAAGTATAAGAAATTAAAATACAAAGATGACACTGGCGCATTAAGTGGATCAGAAATAGATAACGCGTATGCCTTATTTAATTCTTATGTTGATGATGATGGAAGATTCTTGTCTGAAGACTATGGCTTCTGTAGATACTGGCAAAAGATGGGTGGAAAAATTTGGGTTGATCCAACTATCAATTTGACCCATTTTGGGCGTATCAAATATACGGGAAAAATGTTAGAGTTTCTTAAGAGAATAACACAATAAAATTCCTATAATCTTATTACTATAAAACTAGTTTTTGACTAGTACTATACAATAAGACGCAGATTAACATAGGAGTACCATGGCCCGTTTAAGAACAGAAACCGCACCAGAAATAACAGTAAATGATGAGTCTGTTGTTTTTAAAGCAGCAACTGGAGCAACCGCACCATTAGTTGAATTTAAGAATTCAAGTGGTACAGTAGTTGGTAATATAGCAGCAAACGGAGTATTGAATGTTACATCCGTTATTGCATCTAATGCAGGAACTGGATCTACTGATCTTGCCACAAGAGCATATGTAGATACTTTGTTTGCGGGAGTGAACTGGCATGATCCAGTTGCTTTAGCTACAACAGCAGCACTGCCAACATGCACCTACGATAATGGAACTTCTGGCGTTGGAGCAACTTTAACAGCAACTGCAAACGGCGCACTAACTATTGATACTGGCACTGTTGCAGTTGGTGATTCTGTTTTAGTAAAAAATCAAGCCACTGCAACGCAAAATGGAATATATTCAGTAACCGCCACTGGTTCAGCTGGCGCAGTATGGGTTCTCACTAGAAGAACTGATTCTGATAATAATCCAACTGGAGAAGTACAAGAAGGTGACGCCATATTTGTTATTGGTGGATCAGTCAATATTAACTGTGGATTTATTCTTTCAGGAACAGCAACTGGAGCAAATGACACCATTATTTTTGGAACAGATAACTTAGTCTATTCACAATTTACTGGAACAGGTTCGTTTACAGCAGGTGATGGTTTAGTAATATCAAACAGTGCTGTGAATATTGTTACTGCAAGCTCAGGAAGAATAGTAGTTAATGCCGACAGTATTGATTTGGCTAATGTATCGCAAACAGATACTAATACAGGAACAGCTACAAGCTTTGTCGTTGGTTTATCCATAGACTCTTATGGAAGAGTAACTGGAACAAACAAGTCAGATGTTTCTTTTACTGGCTATGCAACTTTGGCAAACCCAACTTTCACTGGTGCTCCGTTAGCTCCAACGGCAAATGTTAGCACAAATAATACCCAAATAGCTACAACAGCATTTGTCATTGCAGAGATTGCAGACGAAGCCATCCTTAAGACATTAGCGAATGCAAAAGGCGATATCTTTACAGCTTCAGCAGATAATAGTCCAGCAGTTTTGGGAGTTGGAACAGATGGTCAAAGACTCGCAGCAAATTCGTCTGCAACAAGTGGACTTTCTTGGGCAGCACACGATCTAGATAGCCTTAGTGACGTAGTTATATCTACACCTGCAAATAATCAATTCTTGAAATATAATGGTTCAGCTTGGGTTAACGCAGTTAGCACAGAAATTCAAAATATTGCTGACCTCGCAGATGTAACAATAACGTCTGCTACAAATAATCAGTTTATAAGATACAATGGTTCAGCCTGGGTTAACTCATCCGTAGCAGAGATCGTAAATATCAATGATCTTCTAGACGTAACAATAACCTCTGCTGGTGCTAACCAAGTTCTTCTTTATAACGGTTCAGCTTGGGTTAATACATCTAATCCAACAATAGCTGGTAACTTAACAGTTTCTGGTAACTTAACAGTTACTGGAACAAATACAGTAATTAATACTACAGAATTACACGTTGCAGATAACGTTATCATGTTAAATAATGACGTTACAGGAACACCTAGCGAAAATGCTGGTGTAGAAATTGAGCGTGGAACTTCAACCAATGTTTTGCTCAGATGGAATGAAACGTCAGACCGTTGGGAATTCACCAATGACGGAACATATTACCAAACAATTTACATGGACACAGTAACCAATGCTCAGACTGCAGCTTATACGCTAGCCTTGGCAGATAATGGTAAGATGGTAGAAATGAACGTTGCTTCAGGTAATGCTCTCACGGTTCCAACCAATGCAAACGTAGCATTCCCAGTGGGAACAACCATAACGATTCTTCAGACTGGTGCTGGACAGACTACTCTTACACCTCAATCTGGAGTTACAATTAACGCAACCCCTGGCCTTAAGTTGCGCACACAGTGGGCATCTGCTACACTTATAAAGAGAGCCACAGATACGTGGGTAGCACTAGGAGACTTGGCGGCATAATATGGCAGCAGACAGCGGAAAAAGAGAAAAAAGAAAAAGAGCTAAACCTACCCTCGCAGAGGGTACAGCAGCCGCAACAGCGAACAGCACTATAACAAGTGCAGGTTTTACAGTTGGCACAGTTACAACAACTGCAACCACCACCGTAGCATTAAATAACACTGTATTGCCAGCTGTTACAGACACAACAGTAACCCCATTGGGAACTGCAATTAACTATGCAGTAGGAGCATTTTCACCTCCAGCGTTCTTTTCGCCTCCAGCTTTCTTTTCGCCGCCTGCGTTCTTTTCGCCTCCAGCTTTCTTTTCGCCTCCAGGATTCTTTGGTCCTCCAGGATTCTTTGCTCCTCCAGGATTTTTTGCGCCTCCAGGATTCTTTGGTCCTCCAGGATTCTTTGCTCCTCCAGCGTTTAAATAATTCTAAAAAGAATTAACAGCGTAAAAGGCTGGAATAACCCATCTGGTACCAGATAAAACTGGGGTTACTCCATGAATGTAGTTCACATCTCCCGGATGTGAAACAGCCATACCAGCTACTGGCTTTATCTTTAAAGAGTGTTGTGTATAAAAAAGCTCGCCACCAAGATAATCATCATTAATATAAAATAATGAATTGATATCATAATCAGGAAAGGCATTAGGTCTTCCGTCCTGCAATTGCTTGTCTGCATGAGCTATTTGAAAATCACCAGGTCTCCAGCACACTATCACGGGTGCTCTCTTTTCAACAACACAATTATAATTTTTATTTATATTTGCAGTCATTTTATCAATATAAAAATCAATTAGATCATATATATCTCTATCTAATCTTTTTACAATATAAGAACTACAAGTTCTATTTAACCAAACATCGGCACCATATTTTATGGTACCATCTTCATGGTATTCGCTTTCTCTTGAATTATCCCATTCATCTATTTTAGATACGAAGTTTTGCAACTCGAGTAGATCAGTCTTATCAATAAAATTTTCTATAATTTTAATATTATCGGTAGAATCTCCAAATGTTCCAGGCAAAACTTTCCAAGGTTTTTCTTCTGTTATTTCTTCGTTGAACATATTTAACCCTCCGCAAATTGTGGTATACTGGATTCCGCTTTAAAGTATATCACACATCTATTGGAGATAAGTAATTATGAACCCACAATATGTTTTTGATCCAAGATTAGGAATTATTATATATAGAGGTGCCATCAAAGACACCGAGAGTATAATCGATAAGCTTGAGTCTGGATTAGGAAAATCTAATCACGATATATTCAAATGGGACTTGGGAACAACTGGAGATCTAAGAAAAGACAAAGGCTATAGGAATTGTAGTGACTTTAAAATACATCCAGACA